CTAAAAATTAAGGTAATTAGTAAGCTTTTTGACAGCATCTTTATTTTGGTTGTTAGTAACGTGCGTATAGATGTTCATTGTAGTTTGTACATCTTCATGCCCTAAACGCTCCTGTACCTCTTTTATTGAAGCTCCAGCTGCAAATAATGCAGAGGCATGTGTATGTCTAAATCCATGCACAGTAATTTTCTTTAAATTATGATCCTTTATAATCTTACTTAACCATTTTCCAGGAGTATTTAAACTTTTATGCGTGTTGTTATTAGTTGTAAATACTAATTGTGATTTATTGATGGTATTAAATCCATACTTTAAAAATAATTTTCTTTGTTTCATATGCCATTCTTTTAAATAATTGATAGTTAATTTATCTAAAATAATGGTACGTCTACCTTTACGTGTCTTAGGTGCCTGTACGATTTGTTTACCTTTAATACCTTGCGTTAGAGTTTTATTTACTCTTAAAGTGTTTTCGTTGAAGTTAATATCACCCCAGGTTAAAGCTAAACATTCGCCACGTCTAATACCAGTGAATGCCAGGACACGAAATAGTGTAAACTTTTCTGTATTTTTGTCTTTATCAATATATTTAAAAAATTCCATTAATTGATTTTTAGTCCAAAAATTAGCAGGCTTATCTCCTGAAACAGGTTTACGTCTGGGTAATGTTACCATTTTACAGGGGTTCTTTGATATATATTCTTGTTTCATAGCATAGTCAAATACCATGGATGAATAGTAATACCATTTTTTACTATTATTAGGTGCAAATTTAAACCATTTATTGACTGCAATTTGTACATCATTAGGTTTAATCGTTTCTATCTTTTTATTACCTAGTGATGGCAAAATGTGATTTTTAAACATACCAATAGATCTTGCCCATGTAGAAACACGGACAGTATTTTTATATGATGGGAACCATTCTTTATATACATCCAAGAATTTAATATTAGTTTGTTTTTTTAAGTCACCTTGAGCAATTTGAATTTCTAATTTAGATGCTTCTAAATTGGCTTCTTTTTTTGTCTTAAAACCTCTTCTAGTGGTTCTCATCTTTTTCCCAGTTTGTTTATCTAATCCTAAATAAACTTGGAAACTATATCTTATTTTATTATCTTTGTTTTTATATTTCTTAATACTTGCCAAATTATTTCATCTCCGTACATCCGTGGGGGCGGTATGTATTTTTAGAGATTCTTTAAATCTTTTACAGCATTATATATTTTATTAATTTGTTCATTGTTAAACTTGCTAATATTATCATCAATATATGTTTTCCTTGAAAGAAAAATTTTATAGTCATCATATGATTCAAAAAAATTAATTTTGTCAAAAGCCACTCGAGGAGATATATTTAATATTTCCAAACTTTTGTTTAAAAAAGAGTCTTTAATATTTATGAAATTTCTTTTTTCATATCTGCTTAACTGCATTGTTGAAATACCAACATAATTTGCCCATGTAGACTTTTTAATGTGTAATTCTTTACGTCTATTCTCAAAAACTTCTACAATATTTTTGTTTAATGGACCTACTTTATGGGTACCTTTTTCACCATCATTTAGTAATTCGAAAATAGTTGTATCACCAATTTCTGCAATTGCTTTTAAACGCTTATTGTTAGGTAAGTTTCTTTCTTTTTCCCAGTTATTTACAGTTCCTTTACTAAAATTATCATTTATTTTTTTGTTTAATAGATCTGCAAATCCTTGTTGACTTAATCCAAGACGGTATCTAATATTTTTAATTTTATTTCCTGTACTCATATACTCATCTCCTTAATATTATTATAATGAACATATATGATATGTAAAGTATAGTAAAGAAAAATGTTGAAAATGTTTTGAACATGTATTAACATTGTTTTTGAAGAAATGATTATTTCTTCTTTATTTTTAAATTTAAGTAAAGAAAAGTATAGCTATAAGTTATAAAAAGAAGGGGAGATTGGAATGTTAGTACAATTACCAAAAAATCAGGCAACCGAAATTTACCATAGTATTAACGGTATCCTGAATAAAGCAATTGACGATGCAAAAAAAGAAGCAGGTATAGATAGCCCTTGGATTAAGGGTAAGTTAGCTGCTTCTAAATGGTTAGGAGTTAGTCGGAATTCTTTAGATAAATTAATGAAGTATGGATTACCTGTTCATTTCATAGAAGATATGGACATTTGCTTTTTTAACAAACAAGAAATAACTAAATATTTATTAGAAAAATAATTATCCGTGGGGGCGGGAATTATAAAGCATCTATAATAAATAAGTTATTTTTATAATGGAATAAAATATTGTGGAAAATCAGCTATCAAAGAAATTAAAAAATAATTGCCGTTGGGAATGGTAGTATATAAAAAGGAGTTACCAATTATGACTTAAAAGATTGGACCTTATGTCTAACTCTTTTAGTCGGTTTATATGGTAGCTCCTTTATTTTTTTGAAAACTATTGTATAATGTAACAATAGTTATATACATTTGAAAGAGGGGGTAGTGATTGTGATTAAACAAATTCAAAAAATCTTTGGATACTCTAATGTATTTTCTGTTATTTATTTGATACTATTCATTATAAGGGCTCCTCAAGTTTTAAGCATAACTATACCTATAATATTAATTGTCATGTTTGTAAGAATTAAGCCTTTAAAAAATTCTAATTATCCTTTTGATTTTTCTCTGAATATTTGTTTCCAATTCCATCACTAGTTATGTTCATTTTGTGAGATATATTTTCTACACTATCTTTTTCATTTTTAGATAGTGTTTTTATTTTATCTTCCACCGTTATATTTTTTTCTTCTTGATTTCCTTTTTTATTTTTTATGGATTCTAACTCATTTTCAAGCTTTGTATTTTTAATTTGTGTTTTTAGCCTATTTTCTTTGTATATAACATGACCAAGTAATCCTTCTTTTCTTAATAATCCGGTTAATTTAACATTAAACTTTGCTTTTCCTATCTTAATTCCGTTAATTTTTCCGGCAACTAATGAGGTTAAAATTATCGAAGATGTTATTAGAGGTAATGAATAATTCCAATTAGTAAATAATTCTATAATACCAGGACTTTGAACTTTTTGTTTTTGATTTATATACTTGTTATCTTCTTTAGTTATACTTTTAATTGCTTGTTGAAATTCTAACCATTCATCAGAGGTTATTGAATCATTGGTTTTTATGTTAAGTATTGAATGTATCTCTCCTTTGTATAAATAAAGATTGCTTATTATTGTATTTATACTTTTCGCATTTTCATCTATATTGAATATAGCTTTATGTGCGGTTTTAATCCAATATAATTTGTCAGGAAGGTCTTTAAGATCTATTCTTTTAATCCAATGAATTTTTCTTTTTTTGTTGAAATCAGAAGTTATATATTCTGATCCAATTTCTCTATGTTCTATTGTATCCTCAAATATATCGCTATCTATATAACCTATATGAAAACCATTAGTTCTCTTTTCTGGAATTAATAAAATATCTCCAACTTTCATATTATTTATAAAGTCTAAGCTTTTAACAGCCTGAATAGAACTAGACCTTTTTATGGAAGTCATTTCCTCATCTGTAAGACTTTGCTTTTCTTTTTCATCTTTATATATTAGCTTTTTATCGTCTTCTTTTATTTTTTTCATTTTATTAAAAAATATTGATTTATATTTTTGTTCTAACTCTAAATTTATTAATTCTTGATATTGAACTTGTATTTTGTTTTTTATTTTTTTATTTTGTAAAATTTTATTAACTTCACTATCTATTTCTGAATCATTTAATTCAAGAAGAAATTCAATTTCTTTGTCAGATATGTCATGCTTTATTAGAACTTTTTTATTTTTTTCTATAATTGCATTTTTTAACATTTCTTTTTGTTTATTATATATATTTTCTTTTATATTCTTATTGTTTTCTATAACTTCTGCTTTAATTTTTTTTAAATATTTCAAAGTGAATCCATCATTTGCAATTCCTATATAATTATTTATATAAAAATCTGTTAAATATCTTGCCCCAGTTCCCGCTCTAAAAAACCAGTATTGTGTATCGTCATTAATTTTTGTAATATTAACAACTTGTTCATATTCTTTTTCTTTCATTTTAGTACTCCTATAAAATAATTATTATCATTTTATCACAAAATATGCGAACAATATATTTAAATTATACATATATTGTGTATAATTAATAGATGTCACTTAAAATGTATATTATTATAAGGAGATGTTTATTTGAAGTTTCATGATCACAATAATATTAACAACAGTACTTTAAATGATAATTCTGTTCACAATGTTACCAAGAATTATTTATATACAGGTGTACCCAGTAATGGTGGTAATGGGAATGGTGGTAATGGGAAAAAACCTTGGACTGCAAAATTAGCTGATACTATACTAGAAGTACTTGATAAAATGTTTAACTTTAATGATACTTCAGATATATTTGAGGGTCTTCTTCTTGGTTTGTTTTTTCTTGCGTTTTTACTTATTTTGCCAGGTATTATATGGTGGTTTGCTGTTTTATCTTGTTTAGTATCTATATTGTATTACTTTGTTATGAGATATTTTAAGAAGATGGCTATAAACATTCATTTATATTTGAATCAATTATTTTATTTATTGATATTGATTTTATTGAGATTTAACACTTCACATTTTGCTAAAATGTTTTTTTACAAGACTAATATATTCAAACACATTAACTATAATTCAAAACACTTATTTGAAAAAAGCTTAATAAAAAATTTTTGCAATAATATGTCAGATAATATATCTAATCTTTTACACATCTTTAAAAGTTTTAATAATTTTGGATTTGTACTTTATGGAATTATAAGTTTAACATTAATTGTAGTTTGTTTAATTCAATCACTAAGGATTACTGCTGAAAGAACTAATTTTAGTAAAAAATGCATTAGATTTTATATTACATATGTAGTTATTATATTTATAATTATTTTTAATAATGGACTACTTTCAAAACTATTTTCATTAATCAATAAAAATTAAAAAATAGTCACCTTATCCACATTCGGATAGATCGGGTACTATTTTATTTTTTATACCAATGAACTATTAGTTGTCATTGATTCATATTTATAATAACTTGAATCATGAGAATTAATAACCACGTTTAGACTTATTTTCAAATTATTTTAGATGGCCTAGCTCCATATATTTATTAGTATGTTATCCTTAAATATAAGAAATAAGGAGGAATTTACTTTGAGAAAAACTACAATATCTACTATCATGCTTGCGGTTATTATAATAATTGGATTTATCCAATTAATGTCTCGTAATTTACCAATAAATGACTGGCATTGGACTGCATTCTTTATATTTACTGCCATTATCATAATTCCAACTATGTTTCGCTTATTCAAGAAAAATAAGCAATATAAATAATAAAGCCACCTTATCAAAATTTAGTGATAGGGTGGTTTTTCATATTAAATCTATTTTTCATTTAAGAACAATAGTTCAGGCTTTTCGGTAACAAATTCTCCAATATGTTCTTGGAAATTTATTAAATGTTTAGTTTTTAAATGAGCATCTAAGTCTTCTTGGTTATCCCAATGTTCTAAGATTAAATATTTGTTTTTGTCGTTAGTATCTTGATAATGAGCATATGACAAGTTACCCTTATCTTTCAATGACTTATTTACTAAATCATTAATAAATTTTAGATATTCAGCTTTTTTGTTAGGATTAACAGTCATTCTTACGTTTACTACGATCATGAAAAACACTCCTTAATTTTTATTAAAGATTATTGTATAGCAATTTGCAAAGGTAATACAAACAAAAAGCAATATACATTAAAAACCACCTTATCTTAATTATTAATAGGGTGGCTTATTTATTGTGAAAGAATCATTTATATATGATAATTTTCTTAACCTTATATGAAGGCATTAACAAGTGAAATCCTGATTCGTTTATTTTTCCATATATACCTATCTTCTTATTGATGTATGTTGCAACATAATAAAATACATCTCCACCACCTTGATTGTCTGTTATATTTTTTAGTTCTTGTTTATCATGATTTTTAATATAATTAAAAGTATAGCTATTGATACAGTACTTTTTAATTCTGGTGGTGGGATACCTGATAACCTTATTGAATTGATGGCTAGTTGAGTATGCTCCTTCTTGGTCATATACTATAAGGCCAACTACAATAACCACAAAAAACATAAATATTAAAATTACTTTTTTCATTTTTTATTCCAATAAACAATCAATCTTTTGTTTTTCTGCTGCCTTATTATCAATTTTTAGTGTTTCTCTATATTCATCGGCTACAGGTATTTCGTTGAAGTCTACCGTAACATTATCATATTTTTTTAGTTCATTTTCTATTTCATCTATGCTTATATGAAAAAATTCTTTTCTACCATTTATTTTATTTACTCTATTTTTACTAAATCTTTTGTGTAATTTATTTTCTAACGCAAAAGCATCAGTACTAAAAATAAGAGCGTGAATATCAAACTTAAAAGGTACTGAAGCACTACTTAACTCTCTAACTCTATCCTCAGGTTTTAATCTTCTAGTTACACCTATCTTAACAATATTTTTACCTAATGATCCAATATTAGAAATTATATAAACATATCCAGCTTGTGCATTATATAAAGTACTATTTAGGCCATCTTTTTTGTCATTGTTGTCTTTTATTTTTTGTTTTAGACTTTTAATCTCATCTTTAAGTTCTTGTGTTTGGTCTTCTCGTGCTTCTAATTCTTCAATAGCCTTACTGTAGTGATCTATATCTTTATCTATACTTTTATTTTGTTTTTCAACATCTTTTTTAAGCTGTTTTTCTTCTCTTTCTTTTCTTCTTTCCTCTTTAAGTTGTTCTTTTTCTTCTTCTTTTTTAAGCTCATACCCAAAAGCTAAATCTAATTCGTTTATTTTATAATCTAAATAAAATTGTTCTATTCTTAGATCGTTTAAACTATACATTTTATTATGTTGTTCACAAGATTTAATTATTCTATTTTCAATTCTATAATAATTAGAATGATTTACTTTTTTAATTGCTTCTGTACATTCGTTATTAAAACTTCTCATCATTGCTTTAATATTCTTTCTTATTAAACTCTTACCCATTGCAATGCTTCCGTTTAATCTCCAATTAGGATCATAATGAACAGCTGTTTTATTTTTTATAGAGTCCTTTTCCTTTTGCCTGATTTTCTTTAATTTTTCTTTGTATTCCCAAGAACTTTCAAACTTATAATTAGAATCATAAAGCCCATAGTTGCTAATTTCAACATTAGAATTTAGATCTCCAACTTCCGCTTTTAAATCTTCTAGGGCTTCTTGTTTTTTACCAATCTCTTCCATTATTGCTTTTAATTTATCCTTTTCTAATGTTGTTTCTGTTTCAATATCATTTTTTTCTTTTTCTCTTTTATGTATTAAATTATTTAAATCATTTGCTGACATTGCCTGTAGTGATAACTTAACATTTAACTTTTGGTTAAGCCTGTTGTTTTCTTCACTAATATTATTGTTTTCTGTTTCTAAAGCCTTAATTTTTCTTTTAAATTTGTTAATTTTAAATATGTCTAAGAACACTTATTATCTCTCCCTTAATTATGTAATATAACTATAATATCATAATTATATGTATAAAAAATAGGCTGCTTGTTATCCTAGCAGCCTTTTTGTATATATTTAGATGTTATATGTTTTGTTTCATTCACCAATTTTCCAGGTATATTCAATTGTCTCATTAAAGGATAAATATTATTTATAGTGTATTCACATTTTTTTAAATATGCAGGCACCAGTATATTTAGAGCTTTGATATTAGCGTTATATTCAAATGATAACTTATAATTACAACTATCAGATTTATAAAGTGATAATTCATCTTCATTTAGAATATGAGCTATTTCATGAGATAGGGCAAACGGAATTTGAGCATTGTTCCAATTTAAATTTAAAACTATTAATTTTTTATCATTAAGTACTAAGCAAGGTGTATCCATATTAGCGTGTACTGTTTCAACACCAATTCCATGATCAAATGCGTAGTTTAATAAATCCTTTAAAATATCACTGTACATATATTACTTCCTTAATAATCTTTTTAATAGCTCTTTATCTTCGTCAGTTAACTCTTTACCTTGAAAAGTCATATAATCACCATTATCAATCATTTGTGCAATATCCTTTTCTTCATTATTGTTTAAATCATCATATCCTGCTGCTTCATATAATTCCTTTGAAGAAATATGAAGTGCTTTAGAGATCTTATCTATGGTTGATGGTTTTATCTTATTGCTAACTTTATTATTTTCTAATCTAGATAAATAGCTAGCAGAAATATCTGCGTATGTACTTAGTTGTCTTATACTCATTTTTTGACTGTCTCTTAATTTATGTATTTCTGTACCCAATTTTTTATTGTCCATTTTCTTTTCTCCCAAATATGTATTTTCTAATTAATAATTTAACACACTGTTTACAAAAGTGAACAATATTTTTTCACTTTTTGATTAAAAAGTGTTGCATTAAGTGAAACAGTATTGTATTATATAAATTGTTGAAAGGGGGGTATCGATATAAATGATCACTTACGTAGTTAAAAATTCAGATTACTTTCAAAAATTAATTAGACAAACTGGTATGAATAATAACGAATTCGCTAGTACTTTAGGTGTTACTCGGGTTTATCTTTCGGCCGTTATTCACAAAAGAAGTAATTTATCAGCTCCAGTTGCAAATTTTATTTCATTACTTCTTAAAGTTGATAAAAAAGATATTTTTTTAGATGCTAGTGTTGTTAAAAGTGAAACAAAGTTTAAAGGGAGAAATTCATTATGTTAATCAATTTAATTAAGTACAAAGGAAAAACAGTAAACGACGTGGTTGATGCAATGCACGAAAAAGGAATAAAAATATCCAAGTCAACATTTTACAGGAAATCAAGAAATGATGATTTTACTTTTGGTGAAATGCTTGTAATTGAGAAAATACTAAATATGAGTATGGAAGAGATTGATCATATTTTTCTTCATACATGTTATTAGGAGGTGTATGTAATGGATGAAAGTTTAGGAAAAATTAAGTTACCACTAAATATTGATATTGATGATGATTTCTTTGAAGAATTAAAAAATCATCCAGAAATTATCAATGATAAGCAATACATCAAAGGACTTTTAAAGAAAAGCCTCAGTTTCGACATAATTATGTAAGGAGGGGATGTAATGAAACTAACTATTGAAGGCAAGCCAGATGAAATTAAAAGTATACTAAAAAATCTCTCAGCTACTGCGAATAGCCAAGAGATTAGTGAATATGCTGATAAAACGATAGATGAGATCACAAACAAAATGCATAAAAATTTATTTATTAACAAAGAACTTCTTTAAGACTCTTTTATTTACTGAATTATCTCTGATTGAATTTATTTTCATGAATTCAATCATCAATTCATCACGTTCTTCCAAATCATCAGAAATACGTTTCTCAAAATCTTTCTGATTTTTTCTAATATCTTTTGAACGCTTTTTAAACTTGTCTAATATTTTTTGCGTTTTTTCTTGAATCTTAGGTCTTATTTCATCACTAGCTTCTTTAAAATATTTATTATATTTTTCATCAAATTCTTTTTCATCCATTATTATTCACCACCTTTCATTAAACATTATAACAAAAGGAGAATTTAACTATGCCAACAGCGTATTTAACAGGCGTTAGACGTCCGCTAAAAGACTTATATGACGACTTAATGGAAAAACAACAAGAATTAGACATTGTTAATTCTAAGCTACATGAAAAGCAAGCTCAATTAGATTTGAAAGATAGCTTATTAGGTAAGCAATCAAAAATGCTTATCGATAAAGACAACAAAATCGATTCACTCAAAGAAGAAGTGAAAGCAAGAGAACTAACTATTCAAAATATGTACAAAGTAGGATGGAGGATTTAAATATGTTCAGATTTATAACGAGATTATTTCACGCAAAAGAAAAAGCCGTTGATGTCACCAGCATCAACGACCGAGATAAATACATTAGTAATTATTTAATCCACTTTAATTCTAATAGTTATGGACAATTATTTCAAAGCAAAAAGTGGTGAATCATTATGGAAAATTTATATACATCTTCAGATGATGCATTAGATAGCTTTTTATATGCATGTACACATCATGAGAAAAGTTTTGCTGAAAGCATGTTAATTGATGTATCAAATAATTGTTCCTATTCAGATGCACATGATGCATTAGATGATTACTTAGCTGAATTTAGAAGTAAATAATTTGATTGAGTTAACTAAAGAACAAGTTCAACAATTACATGATTACAGTAATTATATTGATTTGATAATTGCTTCAAGACAAGAAAGTTTAAAGGAGAATATCTGTAATGAGTGAATCAGAATTTATTATTCAAGATGATATGACGGCTAATTGGGCTTTTAGTAAATTAGCTGAAGATAAACAAAAATTAATTGATTTAGATAAGCAGAAACAAGCATACATGGATCAAGTTAATAGTTGGTATGAGAGAAAAGCCAACAAGATTATTGATCAACGTGATTACATGCAATCTAAGTTAAATGATTATCGGATTACCAAACCAGGTGGCAAAATTGATGTTCCATTTGGAAGGACCATTGTTAAAAATTTGCATAAGCCTAAATATAACGATGATAAATTGCTAAATTACGTTCGTATGAATCAACCAAAAATGATTAAGACTGAGTATAAATTTAGCAAAAATGAACTTAAAAAACATTATCAAATTGTTGATGGAAAAGCCATTGATGATAATGGTCAAATTATTGACGGAATTAAATTTGAACAGACTGAAAGCGTAAGTTTCAAGCTAAATAAAGGAACTGAATAATAATGTTTAAATTACGTGATTATCAAAATGAAACCATTGAGAATATCCAAGAATCATTGGTTAAGGGTAATAAATCTATTATTGTACAGTATCCACCTCGATCTGGAAAAACTGTCATTATGGCTGAAATTGCTCGTAGAACCACTGCAAAGGGTAATCGGGTTTTGTTTATAGTTCACAGAAAAGAAATTATTCAACAAGTTAAAGCAACATTTAAGGAGCAAGGTGTTGATCCTGAATTATGTACAGTAGGGATGGTGCAAACATTAACTCGTAAGGTGAATAAATTAAAACTACCTAATTTAATTTTAATTGATGAAGCTCATCATGTTTTAGCTCGTTCATATTTAAACATTATCGCACATTTCCCCAAAACAATCAGATTAATGTTTACGGGAACTCCTTATCGCCTAAGTGGTAAAGGATTTGAAAATGTTGCAGATGATTTAATTGAAGGTCGCCAAGTAAGTTGGCTAATCAAACATAATCGTTTATCACCAGTTGATTATTATGCACCAAAATTTATTAATGTAAATGAACTAAAGACTAACCATGGTGAATATACCAATAATTCAATTGATGATGCAATGAAACCCAAAATATATGGTAATGCAGTTAAAAATTATCAAAAAATAGCAAATGGAACTAATGCAATTGCTTATTGTCATAATGTTCAAAGTGCCAAAAAACTAGCTGCAGCTTTCAATAAAGTAGGAATTAGTTCGGTTGAAGTTGATGGATCTACTGAACAGACCAAACGGGATGAAATTATTAAGAAATTTAAGAATGGCAAAATAAAGGTTTTAACTAATGTTGAATTATTTACTGAAGGACTTGATTTACCAGGAGTAGATACAGTAATTCAGTTGAGACCAACGAAATCACTAAGCTTATTTTTACAGTTCAGTATGCGATCTATGAATTATCGCTTAGGTAAACGGGCTATCATTATTGACCATGTTGGGAATGTTGAAAAATTTGGTTTACCCACAGATGAACGTCATTGGTCGCTGAAGGGTAAAAATAAAAGTAAATCATCCACTGGTGAACAAATTAAACCGGTCACTGTATGTAATAACTGTTTTGCAACATTCTATCGAACGAATAATTTTTGTCCATTCTGTAATGCGATATTAACTGATAATAGTAATTCAGAAATCGCAGTTGATAGTAAAGCAGAACTGAAAAAAATTACGGAACGCAAAAATAAACGAGTGCAAAGAATAGATAAAATTATGCAAAACAATCTATATAAAGAAGTTGCTGGTAAGACGATTGGTGAACTGCATAGCATGAAACAATTAAAAGCTTTTGCAGAGTTACACGGCTATAAAAAAGGTTGGTCTTACATGCAAGGCAAGAGGAAAGGAATTATTAAGAAATGAGTATTTTACCAATTAATGAACCTAAACCCACCATTGATACACCTAGAAATTATTTTATCTATGGTGCAACAATGAGCGGAAAAAGTTATTTAGCAGAAAGGTTTCCTAAACCATTATTTTTAAACACTGATGGTAATTCATTGGCCAATCCCGCTCCATCGATTCAACTAAGAAATGTAAAAAATGAGAATGGTAATTTGAAGCAGTCAGTATTAAAAGATTTAGATGAAATTATGTTTGATTTACAAACTCAGAATAAAAAGAAAGAGTTTGGTTATGAAACCATTGTATTGGACGTGATTGATGATATTTGCCAGTTGATTGAACAGGCAATATGTACAGAAGCAGGGGTTAAATCTTTAGCTGATATTGGTTACGGAAAAGGCTATGCAACTTTTAACACGGTATTACAGGATTTAGTAATGAATTTAAAGTCCTTACCATTAAACATTGTTTATGTTTCAAGAGTTAGTTATGAAACTAAGGATGGTGATAATAGCAAAGCTAAAGAAATTCCATCTTTAAAAACTAAATATTATAACGTGGTCAACGGCAATTGTGACCTAGTAATTCATACACAAAAAATAGGTAACAATTATTTAAGAACTATCAAAGACAAACGTAAAAAATACTATGCGGATAAAATTGATGATCCTAAAATATTAAGAATTTTAAAAGCAGTACCAGGGGCTATTAGTGAACGCCCAACTGAAAACAAATAAAAAATAATTAAATTTAAAAGGAGAAAGTATTATGAGTTTAGCAGATTTAGTAAATAACAATTTAAAAGATTTTGATCCAAAGAAAGACAACATCAACGGTGGTGGTAATGGTTTACCAGCTGGTGATTATAAAGTAAGTATTTCAGAAGCTGGTCATACTGTTTATAAAAGTGGCTATGACTGTTTGAAATTTAAGTTTGAGGTAATTGAAGGTGAACACACTGGTGAAAGTGAATTAATGAATGTTAGCTTTGCTGAAACTAGTAAAAAAGGTAATCCAATTCCAGATTTTGTTCTAGAACGTAATATGAAAACAATATTAACTTTAAGTGAATTAATGGATGCGGGTGTTACATCGGATATGTTTCTATTAGGTAATGAAACTGATATTCATGTAGCTATTGATAAAAAAATTAATGACAAAGTGGGTGTAGTAGTAAACATGAATATTAGTGAACGTCCTAACAAAAAAGATCCTAGCAATCCATATAAAGAATATGAATTTTCTGAAGCTAAACAACCAGAAAGCATTGATATTGATGATGAAGATTTACCATTCTGATAAATTAAATAGGACAGTAGCCTAACTACTCAAATGGGGTGAGAAGCCCATTAATATTAGGAGGGATGATAAATGAATAAAAAAATAAAGCACATAATGTACTTTATTCTTCAAGTATTTATAATAATTAATCTTTGGTTTATATTTCCATATTGGTGGGGTCAAATAATACTTGCATTTTTATCCGCAACAACATTCTCAGGATTGATATTAATAATTATAGAGATTTTGGATTATATAAATAATATTTAAATGGTTTTATGAATATATTCATAAATTAATGTTTTTATTATTGGATACGTTAATCCAAATATCCAATATATTAAATTTAAAAGCTTACTTGCAACAGATTCTTGTTTAATACCTAGATATAACAATAATTTTTGAGGCAAAAACATTATAGTCTCAATCCAAAAATTTATTTTAAAATTTTGATTATATTTATAAGTATAAAAATCAACTAAATTACTTAATAAAGGAACTTGTTGTTCTATTAGTAATGCATTTTGAGATGGAAAACTAGCAATTACGTCAACTTTTACTAATCTTGTTTTGTTTAGCGCAGTTGTAGCATAAGTTGTTCTTTGCTGATCACCATATTCTTTTCGATACAATCTTACAAATGAACTATTATTAGGAGCCTGTTTAGAATCATTAAATGCCCATTTTTCAAACTGAGATTGTATATTTTTAATTTCTTTTAAATCAGATTTTGTTAAGAAAATTCTTAAAATGAAAATTAATATAAAAATAAATAGTAAATATAAATAAATAATTTTTAATCATCCTTTCTCTAAATAATTATAACAAAATGAATAATCAAAGGAGGTAAACCAATGAAAAACCTAATCAACTATGCAATCGCTTATGCTAAGGCAGGTTTTTCAGTACTTCCCATGCATGATAAGCAGCCGCTAATTAAATTTGCTGATCAACCGCCATTAACTACTAATGAAATTACTAAACTATGGAAACAATATCCATTTGCTTCAATTGCATTACGAACTACTAACTTTTTTGTTGTTGATATTGATGAACACGATGGCGGTCAAGATGGGTTTAAGTCAATTCAAGAATTTAAGAATAAACATCCAGATTTATTAACGCATACTTTAACCCAAGCCACAGCTGGTGGTGGACAACAACGATTTTATTTAAAAAGAGATGACACCACCATTCATCAAAATATTGGCTGGCTTCCAGGTGTCGATATTAAGGCACATAAAAATAATTATGTAGTCGTTGCTCCCAGCGAACGTAATGGTAAAAAATATGAATGGTTAAATCATGATCCAATCGTAACGGCACCTAAGCAATTGATTCAATTAATTAATAAAAATAATAATTATGCTGATGATGATATTAGCTTTGATAAATTCAGCGGTTTAAAAACCAAAACAACACTTTTATTTGAAACCATTTCCAATGGACTGGGTAATAATGGCAGTCGTAATAATAACTTAACTAGTTTGGTGGGTGGATTATTATTTAGAAATGTTGAACCAGAAGATGCTTACAATCTAGCTTGCATTGCCAACAGCAATACTAATGATCCATTACCAGATAAAGAGTTAAATACCACCTTTTCAAGCGTACAAAAGAAAGAGATTAGACGGAGAGGAGGTTAATAATGGCTAAGCGAAAAATGCCAGATGACTTAAAAAAAGAATCTGACTATTTAAAAGTTATATCTATGGAAAATACTAAAAATGGATATGAACGTAACGATGATGGGAAATTAAAATCCAATTCAGCTAAAAATGTCCGTCAATTGCTATTACATGATGATGTACTAAAAGATGTTGTTGGTTGGAATGATTTTACGCAGACCATAACAGTTATGAAAGATATTCCAGAATTACTAATCAAAAAGGGTACATTTCGAGATATTTATAAAGACATGATATCAGGATACATTGAGGATAAATTTCATATAATTTTTAAAAAAGACATTTTTATTAGTGGATTAAAGCAAGCTGCAGTTAGACAAATATTTAATCCAGTTATTGATCGTATCAATGCTGAAAAATGGGACAAAGTTAAACGTGTGGATACTTTTTTTATTGACTTTTTAGGTGCTGAAAATAGTAATTATGTAAAACAAGTTACTCGTAAATGGCTTACTGGGGCGGTTGCTCGAGCATTACAACCAGGAATTAAATTTGAACTGATGCCAGTATTAATTGGCCAACAAGGATTAGGAAAATCGACATTATGTAATTCATTGTGTCCAGAGTATTTTTTAGATAATTTACCATCATTAAGTGGAATTAATAAAGACAATTTAATGTTAATTAAGGATAACTGGATTGTGGAAGTTGCTGAACTATCTGCTATGAGTAAAACCGCTATTGAAGGCACTAAAGCATTTATTTCAACACGAGTCGATAAATATAAAGCACCATATGCCAGTACAATCGAGGATCATGCTCGTCGTTGTGTATTTATTGGAACCACAAATGAATCTGAATTTTTAAAGGATAAAACTGGTAACCGTAGATTTCTACCGATTCAATGTGGAATCAATAAACCAACTAAAAATGTTTTTAAAATTAGTCCTGAGTATATTTTACAGTTATTAGCTGAAGCTAGAACGTTATACGAAAACCATGAACCATTATATTTAGACGAAGATACTAGCAATGAATTAGCTAATATTCAAAAGGAAAATATAGTTGAGGATCCATTGGAAGAATCGATTAAAGAATATTTAGATATGCCAGTCCCAGAAGATTGGGAAAAATATACAATGTTTCAAAAACGTAATTACTACAATCGTTATAAGGACAATGATTCATTAACTGACAAAGAAACTAATAGTTTACATCCAGAAAGTTTAGTAAGTATCAATAAAATCACGACTAAAGAGATATTACAAGTTATTTTAGATATCCATGGTCATGACTTGATGATGGCTAGCCGTGGTAGTTATGGCAAAAAGATAGCATTAGTGATGAATAGTTTAAACGGTTGGAAAAAAGTTTCAGCAATGCGAATAAATAAAAAAGTAGTAAGAGGTTGGAGAAAAAACGTAAACATGTAGTTAAAACTATAAGCATGATGTAAGCATGTGTTTTGTGTACATGTTTACACTGCTTATTACTGGTATGTCAGTAATTATAGATATATGTAAGCATGTTAAGCATGTAAATTAGACAACATATAAAGGATGTATAAATAACTATGTGCATAGTAATAAATAGGGTAACACGAAAACATGCTTAACATGCTTACAAACACTTAAGAATGTTGTTATATCAATATTTTTCGCAATTATAATACATGCTTACAATATAATTTTTACATGCTTCGTTTGTAAACATGACATGCATACAAATTAACAAATCGGAGGTAAAAAACAATGCACATCACACCGGAACATCAAATACAAAATGAAATTCGTGTTGCATTAACACAACATGATTGCACCTGTTTTCGAGCTAATGTAGGAAAAGTATTTATGAGTAATGGAAAATTTTTCGATACCGGACTACCTAAAGGTTACCCTGATTTATTTGGATTTCGACATTCAGACGGAAAAATATTCTTTATTGAAGTCAAAAATGAAATTGGCAGATTAAGACCTGAACAAAAAACATTTAGAAAATTTGCAGCTAATTATCCAGTGTTATATGGAGTTGCTAGAAGTGCAAATGATGCAATAAAAATTATTGAAGGTGATTAATAATGCAAAGACATGTTAGAAAAATAGTAGAAAAAATGTTATTTGATTATCCTAAAATTGATGAGTACGTAAAACAAAGAGTCGAAGAAATTAAGAATCCATTTGATGAATTTAAAGATGAAAATGTAGGGGGAGGTAAATCTAATAAAACAACACTAGCAGTTGAAAATTTAGTGATCAGTATTGATGAAGATAAAACTTTAAATGCTTTAAAAAGGCAGAAACATGCAATAACTAATTCAATCACTAAGCTTTCACCAGATGTGTTTACTGTCTTTAAAAAATATTATTTCGATGGTCAAGTTAGAAATCGAACTTTAGTTAGTTTAGCCAATCAATATCATTTAAGTAGATCTGTTATTTATCGTGAAAGAGATTTATTTTTTGCAGATATCTTAAAACAGCTTAATTTATACTATTATTTACAGAAAAATTTATAACTGGGAAAAAACTGGGAATCATGGGGGTACTTATCCGTTATAATGTGTATAGTGAGACTTTTATAAAAAGCAACACACATTAATTAACACTACTTAATAAAAATCCTTACTAAAAACTATTGAATCCAATATATATGTAATTCAGGCAGTCAGAAGTGGCTGCTTTTTTATATGGTTAATAATTTAAATAATTAATATATTTTCAATCAAAATTCCTGATCATTAACGCTTAATTGAATTAATTATTATTCAATGGTAATCAATGTACTAAGTTACCTTAACTTTTATAATTAAAATTAAGTAAAAATACAGTTTTAAGGTGAATTAATGTTATTATGGTTAATTGCCTTGATAACAGTAATTGATGATGGTTAGAAGGGCAAAATTTAATTGAAAAAACATGATTGGACTTTGAAAACTAAAATGTTTCTTATGAGATTGGTAAAGGCAGACTATATTGAGGAGTAATGTTATAATATATCCAATTATTAATTATGGAGATGCTTATAATATATGGCTTTAATATTTTTCCTAATGCTAATTGGATCATTCATTTATATAATCTATCTTTCAATGAAAAGAAAAAAGAGTCTTGAGCAAATAGCTGACTCTTTATCATCTGAAGATAGATCAAGATGGGACTTCTATACAAAATCTAGAAAAATTGCCTCTATTTCTAATCTTAGCTTAGGAACATTTTTAGGTATTGCAATTTCTATTTTTGCAATTGAATTCTTTTATAGTTTTAAAATATACGTTGCATGTTGGATATTGTTCTTTATAATGCTAGTTTTTCAGTTTGTTACAGTATTTGCTAAACGTCTTTTGCAAAACTATAATGATTTTATAGGAATTAATTTAGATTTATTTAATAAAAATACAAAGTCATTTAAGATAATTCAATATGTAATCATTGTTTTATTTGATATTTTATTAATGTCATTTTGCTATGCAATCTATTTATTTTATAAATAATTTTGTAATATTTGCTAAATTTAGACTTTGTGAAACTGCTTCACAAGCGTCCAATTCACAAAGATGTTTGTGAAAAGCGCATTTGACAAATGAAAATGAGTTTTGCGTACTGCTAAATCAAGGTTTCTGAAAACAACTTCGGATAATAAACAGTTATGTAAAGTAGAGCAAACCAATATGCTATAAACATTGATGCAAAAGCATTTTAATGCTGCAAAATAACAAAATAAGCCTTGTGATCATCTTAAATCGTAGGGCTTTTATAAAATGTAACTAAAATGTAATATATGGGGGATAAAATGGTTTTTTCTTATAAAAAATATATTAGCAGTGTCTGCTGCAATTTTGATGGAGATAGTATGTATTCATATAGATACTATCTTCGGGCTGATACTAAAGCAAATAGTTTTAAGTCTTTATTTATATTAATGGAAAACCCTAGCATTGCCAATTCTATGTATGCTGATCCTTCAGTTAATTATCTATCTAATTTATTCCATTCAGATTATAAAAGTATTTATATAATAAATACTTTCGCTATCATAGCATCTTCAGGTGTAAAGTATTGTTTAGACAGCAAAAGACTATTGAAAAATTATAATAATAATAAGAACTTTTCAACTATAAAATCTTTATTTAAGAATAATAAAAAATCGGAATTATTATTAGCTACTGGAAAAGTTGAAAATTTTAATTCACTTTACTATGAAGAAATTATTGACGAAGCATTAAACAATAGTTTTCATTTGTCTGCATTAGCAGATGCTGTTGGGAACATTTCAAACTCAAATGGATTTTCATATCATCCACGTTTTTTTATTACCGGATATGGTAAAAATAATTATTGCCATGCGGCGTACAAGGTATCGATTAAAATTGATAAGAAAAATTATTATAAGATTAAATAATTTTTAAGAACTCATTTCGAGTTCTTTTTTTTATACATAAAATCAAAAGGTGGTGAGATAAAATGCTAACATTTAAAGGCTCTAACGGTAGTTTAATTGAATTAACTGGTTTAAACGATGATCAATTAGAAGATATTTTAAAATATGCTGAATCAAGTTATATGAATATTAAAAGTAGCACTAATGTAAGTGCTAATACTAGAGTTTCACAATCAAGTTATGAGCAACCTGGACAACCAAATAATCAAGCATAGGATAGCTAACTAGCTATCCTTTTTTATATGGAAGGAGTGAATTAATAAATGAATAATAAATATTTCAAAGTTAAATGGCAAAAAGGTGTTATTAGTAAGCATGGTGTTAATGGTGCATCACTTAATGATATTTTAAAAGTTGCTAAAGAACGTTTATCTATTTTAAATGATCAGCATCCCTGTAAAGAAAATCGTTTAACTATGATTGCTATTGATAATGCAATTAATTATCAAGATATGCGTACACTGAACCGTACTAAATGTGGTGTCGAAAGTACTTATAGTAATTAGAAAGGAGGAATAACTATGGCAAGGCCTAAAACTAAGCCAAAGAAAAGATTACCAGTTGATATTAGAAATTTAGCACATAAATTAACTGCTCGTCAGTTAAAGTTTGCTGATTATTATATTGAATATTCAAATGGTACTAAAGCGGCCATAGCAGCTGGTTATAGTAAAGCCACTGCTTATGCTATTGCCTGTGAAAATCTTAAGAAACCTAAGATTCGTGAATATGTTGATGCTCGCAATGATTTTATTAGTTCACAAAAGGTTGCTGATCAGACTGAAATTAATGAACGCCTAACTGCAATTGCTAGAAATGAAGTAACCGATACAGTTGCAACAGGTGGCAAGATTTATAATGATGCACCTATTGCAGTGAAAGACCAGATATCAGCATTGAAGTTATTAGGTAAGACTCGAGGAATGTTTACTGATAAAGTACAAACAGAATTATCTGGTTCTATTGATTTCAGTCAATTAAAGGATGTTTCTGATAATACTTTAGAAAAATATGCTGATAATGATGAATCAGACAATAAGTTTGATGTTAACAAAGACTATCCAGATGCCTAGAAAGGAGGTCAAACATGAGTCCTAAGCAAGAACAAATGTTGCAGCAAGTATCACGAATGGCATTAGCTAAACGTTCTTATGGTAATTATTTTAAGTTAGCACATGACTATAATGTTGAAATGTTCCCGCATACTAAATTAATTTGTGATAAGTTGCAAAAGATTATTAATGGTGAACGTAAATGCTATATTGTTGAAATGCCACCACAACATGGTAAATCAACAACCATAACTGAAACTTTTCCTAGTTATTATTTAATGAATAATCCAGAAAAAGAAGTGATGATTGCCAGTTATTCTGATACATTGGTACAAAAGTTTGGCCGCTTTAATCTAGGTAAATTTACACAATTTGGTAAGCCAATGTATGGGTTAACAGTTGATCCTAGAAAACGAACTCAAAATGAATGGCAAATTGATGGGCATAAGGGTGCTTTACATGCAACTACCATTTTAGGTTCAGCGACTGGGAAACATGCAGATTTATTAATTGTTGATGATCCATTAAAAAATATGGCTGAAGCTAGCTCACCTAATCAACGTCAAAAGATATGGGATGAGTGGCAGGCCAGTTTTACTTCTCGTTTGTCTGCGGATGCATCAATTATTGTTATTATGACTAGATGGAATGCAGATGATTTAGCAGGTCGCTTATTAAAGGAAAATGCTTTTCCATGGGAAGAAATTAGATTACCAGAAATAGCTGAAAAGAATGATATTCTTGGTCGTAAACCAGGAATGCCATTATGTCCATTTCCACCAATGAATAAAGGACTAAAATGGGCAGAACAAGTGAGAGCTAACGCAGGTGGTCGTGTTTGGGAAGCATTATATCAACAGAGACCAGTGCAGGATGGTGGTAATATTTTTAAATTATCTACCATTAAGTATTATTTACCAGATGCAATTACTGCTGAGAAGTTAGGGCTGCAAAATGATAAAAATACAGTGGTTCTACCAGAATTAGATAAACGTTGGAGCAGTTGGGATTTAACCTTTACTGCTAGTGATACTTCTGATTATGTAGCTGGACAAACCTGGGGAAGTTCTGGTAGCAATAAATATTTATTAGATCGTGTACATGACCGAATGACTTTTGATGAGCAAATTAAATCCATTGTTAGTATGCACGAACGGCAACCAGAAGCCAGTGCAATTTATATTGAAGACAAAGCTAATGGTTCTGCTGTGATTAATATGATAAAGAATTATGTAAGTGGTGTAATTCCAGTAGTCCCTCATGGTGATAAAGTTACTCGTGCTAATGTTGTAGTACCATATTTTGAAGCTGGAAATATTTATGTTCCTCATCCTAAATGGAAACCTGAAATTCGTAAGATGTTAGATGAATGGGTGGGCTTTCCTAATTTAGAACATGATGATGAAGTAGACTCCATGACACAAGCTTTATCACAAGAGGCCAGTCATCGTGGTGCTTCAGTAGCTACTTACACTAAATTTAGTATTTTTTAGGAGGTGAAATGATGTCTAGCTTAATTGATTTTATTTTTGATAATGACAATCCTTATCGATTCATCAGTGGTTTTAATAATCAAGATGGTGTTACAACTCCGTTTTTTACTGATCATATTTATTTGGATGATAATGATGTGCTGCACGCAATGCCTGATTTTGATATTACTGAGAATTTAGATGAAGTTAATGAATTATTAAATAGTTATGCTGATTTATTAAGTATTTATCATGCTAAAATGCGTGTCTATAAAGGTGACCATAGTGCTTTGCATCAGGGATTTTATAGTCCGTTGCTAAAAGAATTTGAAAAGAATATGAGTATTAATATTCCTAAAAACATGGTCAATACTTTTGCCGGATTTTTTGCTGGGATTCCAGCTAAAGTTAATTATGTACCTAATGGTTCTTCAGCTAATGATCCATTAGACGATAAAAGTCAAAAGATTAATGATTGGTTAAGTAATGTACTTAACCGTAGTAATTATTCTGATATTTTGTTTGAATGGGCGAAAAAAGCTGATATTTACGGCCATAGTTATGCAATTAGTTACTTAGATAAAAATGACAAAGTTAAGTTTAGAGATTTAAGTCCTGAAAATTGCTTAATAGTATATGATAATTCAATGAACGAGAATCCATTATTTGCAATTTATTTTATTAAAATAAATGGTGTTTTTATGGGAACCTTATATACTGATGAATTTATGTATGACTTTGGTGTTGATGAATTAACAGATTCTAATAAATTCGACAAAAAACAAGTTAAGAATGATTTAGGGATGATTCCAGTTGTTGAAATGTTAGAAAATGATGAACGAATGGGATTATTTGATGATGCTATCTCAGCTATTGATAAATTAGACAAAGTCTATTCTTTAAAGTTTAATGATGTTAAATACTTTAGTAATGCATTGCTATTCTTAAAGGGCTTTAATGCATTAGACGAGAAACAACAAGACACTGTTCAAAAAATTCATGTTTTACAACCGGTTGATAAGAATGGAAGGGCTATTGATGCTAGTGACATTGATGCTAAATTTTTGTCTAAACCTCAAAATGATCAACAGCAACAAAATTTCATTCATGACATTTCATCACAAATTTATCAAAATGCTCAAATTATTAATTTATCTGATCCAACTTTAGGTGCATCAGCTAGTGGGGATGCCTTAGGCAAAAAACTACAGCCAATGGTCATGCTAGCAGGAGCAAAAGCTCGTAAAATGACTAATGCTTTCAAACAAATAATTACTATTATGTTAACTCAATGTGATTGCTTGAATGGACAAAGTATTGATGATGTTGTAGCTGATATACAAGTTAAATTTACACCAAATATTCCACATTCATTGTTGGATGAAAGTAATATTGTTAAAAATCTTAATAATATTGTTTCTTTGCCAACGTTATTATCTTATTTATCCAATATTAATAATGTTCAACAAGAAATTAGTCAGATTAATGCTGAAAAGCAAACAAACATGCAACAATTCCAAAAAGCCGGTGCCGATGATTCAAATGATGGTGATTATCCAGATGACAGTAAAGTTTCCGGAAGTGATGATAATTGAGTACACGTTCAGCACAATTAATTACAGGTATATTAAACGACCGTCAATTTATTAATAGCTTATATGATAGCGCACAAGGTAATTTTAAAAATTATCTGATGCGTTTTTTTTATGCCGAAAATAATGATGGCATTGTATCAACTAGTGATTTACGAAAAAATGTTGATTCCAATGACTATGATTTATTTAGAAGAGTATTAAATCAATATTCTAAGCCGTTGGTTAATGATGATGAGGGTGTATTAAGGCTTGAAAAGGCTAAACATATTGCTGGTATGAATAAGCAAAACTTACTGAATGCAATTACATCAATAGTTATTGCTGCCACATCAAAAGATGTTAGTAAATATTTAGGCAGTTCACTGATCAATGAATATCAGTATGCAATGGCTTGGCAAGAACGTGAAGCCAGAAATACACATCACCGAACAAACGTTCAATATTCAAACAATGATATTGATAATCAAGCCAAAAATTTATTAGATGAAAAGAATTATGGACTAACAGTTGACCAACGAGTTTGGGTTAAAAATGATAAATTAGCAAATCAAACTATTGATGCTGTTAATAAAGGTTTAATGGTGGGGATTACGACTGATTATATTAATAATCATTTGTTTAAGCCATTTACCACAAGTCCTAATTCAGTTGAAACTATTTTTAATAAGACAAAAAACTTTTATAAAAATCAGCTGATAAATCAAGAAAAAAATCGTTTTGGAATCAGTGCTGCTAATGATGTATTCGATAGATACTCAGTTAATAAATTAAATTGGAATTTAGCTAGTACACATAATCATACTGATGCATGTGATGATCTAGCACAGGGCAGTCCGTACAGCAAAGCGGACTATCCAAGTAGACCTCATTGGGGTTGCATTTGTTTTCCAAGCCCTGCATATGAAAAATATTAAAAAGGAGATGAAGGCTTATGACAGAACCGAATAAAACGGATCCAAAAAAGGAACCATTAAATCCTGGTCGTAAAGATTTTGATGAATTGAATGGTCGTATCGATAAGATTGAAAGCAGTATAGGTGGTTTTACCAAGCAATTCCAAGCATTTATGGACAGCAATAAGAAAACTGATCCTAAACCAGAACCTAAGAAAGAACCAGCTAATTTAACGCTTGATGATGCTACTAAAAAAGAAATTGAAGATTTAAAACAATTTAAGGCTGATCGTGAACAACAAGATGCACGTAACCATCAAATTGGCATTGCTAAAGCAGTTGCTGAAGAAAAAGGTATCAAAATTGATTCAATGGTAGATAACTTATTGGGATCTGATGACGATACTACTAAATCTAACGTTACAGCTTTAGCGGATACAATTACTAATAATACAAAACCAACTGATAAAGGCATTGCAGTTAATCGTGATGTCGTAACAGATGAAAAGTCGTTTATGGATAATCTGTTAGATAACTCATTTGGTCCCGCTAAAAAATAATTAAAAGGAGTGAAAACATATGAAAAGTATGGAAACACGCAATTACACAACACGTAATGAAATTGCTTATGACTTAACTAACTTATTAGCTAAAACAGCTACTGTAGATTATCCAAACGTAGCAGCTAATAGTGAAGGTAAGAAAATTATTAAAGCCGGAACTCCAGTTGGAGGTTCTAAACCATTCCCATTTGTAATGGAACAAACACTTGTTCCAACATCTGATACACCTAGCGGAGTTTTAATGGCAGACGTTGATGTTACTAATGGCCCTGAAACAGGCACTGTAATTGTAAAGGGTGCCATCATTTTATCCAATATGGACTCAGATGTTAGAACAATGTATCAAGAAAACACTATTAAAGCTTTGCCAAGCATTACCGTAACTGAATAAAGGAGGAGTTATAAATGGCAAATTTTGCCCAATTAAGAAGTTTAAAAAATATGGCAGCATATTATGAACGAAAGGTTCAAGCATTGCCACCATATTTTGCTGAATCATATTTACCAAACCAATCAATTACATCTGATAAATTAAAGTATTTGGTATCACAAGTATCAGCACCAACATTAGCTGCAGCATCTAGTTATGATGCTAGTCCTGAACCATCTAACCGTGATGGCTTCCAAGAAAAGTTAATGTCAACTCAGTTCTTTAGAAAATCTTCAGTTTTAACTGAACACGATGCAGTTGATATTAATACCGCTTTAACAGGTAACCAATCAGATCCTTATTTGCAAACAGTAGTTAAAAACATTTTTGATAATCAAACCAAGGATCTTTTATCTATGCGTGCTAGACGTAATTACTTAGGGACCAAGGCAATTGTTGATGCTGAAATTCCATTAAAAGTTGGTGGCCAAATTCAAACATTTAAATTTGACGTTAAACCAGACTTTCAACAAGAAGCTACTACTGATTGGAGTAATGCAAAAGAAGCAAATGTTTATAGTGATGTTAAAAAAGTGCTAAAAACAATGCGTCAAATTGGTTTAATTCCTAATCAAGCAATTATGAACGATAATACTTTTGAAATGATCCAAAATAGTGACCGCATGAAAAATACTATTCCAAGTATGAATGTAAATATTGCTAATGGTAATTTAAGTGAAAATCAGGTTGTGGATTACTTCAAATCTGAATTTCATTTAGCAATTGTTCGTTGTGATGATGTATATCGTGAAAGTGATTTATCAGCAACTAATAATGCTGAATTAAAAACTTATGTTCCAGATGGTAAAGTTGCATTTGTTTTTGCACCAATGCCTAACCAAAGCTATATCGTTCCTGGTACTAATAGTTCCCAAGTATCTGACTTAAGTGGAGGCCAATGGTTAGGCCATATGAATTTCGCACCAACACCTGAACAAATTGGTGTTATGACTGGAAAATATAGTGCTAACGATGTTATTACTTTAGACACTGGTGTTACTTATCATCGATATATTGATAGAAGGTTAGCACGCGAAGAAGATTTAACTTCTATGAATGTTTTCCCATCATTAGAGGGTTCTCAAACCATCTTCCGTTTAACTGTTGCCGATACCGACAAACAATCACAAGGTGGTAATGATAGTCCTGGTAACAACAATGGTGAGCAAGAACAAAAAAATGATGATGGTAAACAAGTCACTCCACCAAAGGCTTAGCTAGGAGGCAACAAAATGAGTTATAAAGTAATTCAAGCTTTTACTGATTCCAATCCTAATTCAGCTGATGACAATGGTAATTTACATGTATATAGAAAAGGTGACGATTACCCTTTTCTACCACAATCATATAATGGTGCCAAAACTCAAGAACGTTTAGCGCAATTATTAAATCCAACTGGACCAAATGATAATTTTAATAGTCCAGTCATTGCGGAAGTTGATGATAAAGATGGATAAACAATATGTAATGCAAAAGCTACAACAAAACAATTCAGATATCGTTAATAAAATTGGAAATAACAATGCAGTAATTGATTATATTGACCGTGCCTTATTATTTGTTAAACCTTTAAATGCACCAGATTATCTAATTAATACTTTAGTTAGATTGTATACAGTACATTTAATGAATCAGCAAATTCAAGATAATACGATTACTGAAAAACTAGGACCAATGACTAAAACAATATCTGGTAATTCTAGTGATGATGCTCTAGACGAGTTTAATTCCTTATGTGATCAATATGACTTAAAATCTGGCAAATCTGTTTATTTATCTGGATTTTAATTATGGAAGAAAAAGATAATATTCCTAAAGCAATTAAGGAATTCAATAAATTAAACCATATGCAACTTAATGTGGGGATTTTAAATAGTGAAACTCAATTTTTGCAGATGATAGCCATTGTTAATAACGATGGGACTGTTATTCACGCTAAAAATTATAAATATTTGAAAATCCCAGTTAGGCAGGCTGATGGAAGAATTGAATTTGTTCAAAAAGAATCGGTACGTATTCCAGCCAGGCGTTATCTTGAAAAAACTATCGTTGATGGTGAATCAGCATGGCAAGATTTTATTTTAAACCAAGTTTTTGAGATTACTGAAGGTCATGATGTCACAGCTGACAGTATTATGAATAGTTTAGGTAACAAAGTTGTTGCAAGAATGCAAAATATTATGAAAAATTGGAGTAAACCAGGAAATGCTCCAATTACTATTGCAAATAAGGGTAAAGATGATCCACTAATTGATACAGGAAAATTAATGGAATCAATCAAATATGAAATTAAAGAAAAAATTTAGGAGGCCAATATTATGGCAATTGTATTAAGAATTTTTAAAAAAGGTGCAGACGTAGAAAAGGATTTACCATTGGCAGAGGGAACTGAAGCAATTCCATATTCTGCTTTTGTAAAAGACATTGCTCCAGGAACTAATGTTCAAACTGGTGATTATATTGCGTTAAATCACGATACTACTGGTGCAGTTAGTGATTCACCAGCAGTTGACATTCCAGGATTTACAATGCCTAGAAATGTAGCTGAAACACCTAATAACATTAATGTTAAGCCAGGTGAAAATGGTGGAGTAAGTATTTCAGAAGGTTCAGAAGGAAACACTAACGAATAATGAATGATTTTAGGAATGAGGTGCTTAAATGGATTTAGATATTGGAACTGTCATTGATGATTTTGCCAACAGTACAGTTACTGTTTTGCATAAAACAAAAGGACAACGTGTTGGTGGTGATTGGATTGATGGAAATACCGATAAGACTAAAATTAAAGAACCGCTGATACCTAATGATAAACAATCTAAATTGAGTTATTTCGATAGTGGCCAAGTTGAACTATGTGATGCAACTTTGTATTCACATCACAATGAATTCGAAATTGATGATGAAGTAATTGATGATAGTAATAATCAGAAATATACCATCGTTGATAAAACTGATTACACTAATTATTCCACTGTAGTATTTTATGGACTAAAGGCGGTGAATAGCTAATGAATGAAGCATTTAATTATCGAGACTTTATGCAAAATATTATAGAAAAAATTAAAAAAGAAACGGATATTGAGACAATCTCGCAAGGTTCTAAGCGACAAGGTCAAGAATATCCGTTTTTTAGTTATGATTTTATAAATCCACATGTAGGAATTCACATTACTGATAATACAGAACATGAATTGTTTGAAATGGTAATTGAATTTGATACACATGTAGCAGACGCTGCTAAAACCATGAATGATATTGCAGGAATTACTGGTGCCACTCAATTGGCCAATCAGCTTTATAAACTATTTAATTCTCATGAGTTTTATATATGGGCTTTGGCCAACGGGTTCGTTGTGATTGAAACCGAAGATATCAATGAAACTACTAACTTATTATCAGCACAAGTAGAGCGTTCCGCTGGCTTTCAAGTAAAGCTAAGAACAATTGATAACTTTGTTGATAATAAAGATTATATTCAAAAATAAGGAGGAGTTTAATTGATTATTCCAAAAATTACCGATGTGTATGTATCAATTGATATTGAACACCCACAAGCGGCTAAAGATTTAAAGAAAATTGCTATTTTTACTAAAGGCAATCAAGAATCATTCAAGACTTATTTAATGTTAGAAGATGTAATGGCAGATTTTGATGTTAATACTTCAGTTTATAAAATGGCAGAAACCATCTTCAGCCAAGATGATGCTCCTGAAGCCATTCAAGTCATTACTTATTCAGATAAAGCTCCAGCTCCAATGGTAAGCTCCAATAATGGACAAGTTGCTAATGACGATGTAGCGACTAAGTTTGGTGCTCCAGCTAGTGGCATTGGTCGTGCTGCTTTTGACTACTTTTATAATGACTGGGAAATTGCAATCATGTCTGATTACAACAAAAATGATGCTTTAGCATTAGCTGATGTTATTGAACATGGTGGTTATGATGGCAAGGGTTTCCATTTTATGTTGCAACAATTTGGACCATCTAATGCTTCTGATCATGTTGAATTCGACAAATATAATCGTGTTTGGCAATTCTATCATTCAAAGGAAGATGAGTATTATGTTGCTGCTTTAGCTTCTGAAGCAACTTCAGCAATTGTTGGGCAACAATCATGGAAGTTTGTTAGTGATTTAAATAATGTAACCCCTGAAGAACTAAATGCAGCTCAAATCATGGATTTAGAAAATCAAGGATTAATTTGCTATGTAACTAAGGGGGAATCATTCTAATCAAACTGATGATAAGAATAAACGAGGCTTATACATTGACTTTATTCATGGCATGGATTGGGTTAAAGCTACCATTGAAAGCAACTTACAAGATGCTTTATCACTTGATGGTAAAAAGACATTTACTTTGGATGCTAAAGGTTTAGGGGCTGTTAAGACTAATCTTGAAACATCATTAAATGAAGCTGGTAATAATGGAATTATTGCAACCGATTCAAGCAATAAATATGAATATAGTTACAATGTTCCAGATATTAATAAAATTCCACAAACTCACATTGATCGTAGGATTTTAGACCATATTAATTTCAAATATACTGCTTCTTCTGCTATTAACGAAATTCACGTTAATGGAACAGCAGTAGCATAAAGGAGGTAATGATTTATGGCAATTGAAAGTTTTAATGGCGCTGACCGTATTGATATTGGTAACGGTAAAGAATTAGATTTATATCATGCTGATGGGGTATCAATTACTGTTGTTCGTGGTAATGGTCAAACGGTAGTGCTTCGTAACTTCCAGGACGGTGATATGATTTCTGGAGATAAAACCAATAATAAATTGGAATCACTTTCTGATCCACAAGGCTCATCAGCTGGTTCAGTTTCAGGAGACCGTTTGGGAACAATGAATTCCACCTTGCAACAAGGTAGCTCTTCTAATGAATTGATGTCTGATATGTATAACGGAGATGAAGTATTTAGTCTTTGGGTACGCTATGGACATGAAAAATTTGGTGGTGATCATTGTATGATTCAAAAAGCACCAACTTCAAACTTCGGTAAAAGTGTTCCTGTACGTCAATGGAATATTCAAGTATTTGATTACGACTACGATGGAAACTATCGTAACTAGTTTATGACTTGCTGGTGCAGGCCTTTTTTTATGCACAAAATTTGCAGGTAGTGGTTCGATTCCACTACCTGTATTTGTATTGATTTAATACAAAAAATTAATTTAATAGGAGTGTTCAATTATGGAAAATAATGAAAATGGACAAAACAATGTAATTTCACAACAAGGAGGACAACCAGTGCCTAATAAAACAACAGAAGTTAAAGAAACAGATAAGCCAGTTGTAAGCAAAAAATTTAAACAAGAAACTTATACCGCACCAAGCGGAAGACAATATTTAATGACTTTCCCAGGTATGAGAAAAGCATTAAAACTACAAAGTGATGCAGCTGGAAGTGAATCAGATATGCATCAAATGTTTATGGACAAAATATTAGAAGGAAACTTTAATTATCCTTATTTTAATAATATAGATGATGGTGTTGATAAGCAAAAATCTATTGATGTAGAACAAGATGATGGTAGTAAAGTTACATTTAAAGTTGGATTCAAAAATATTAAACAATTTGATGACTTTAGAGATTCATCAATTGATAGTCAAAGACAATTTTCCGAATATTTAGCGAGTGAATATGCAATTAAAAACTTAGTTCAAAATGATATTTCGATTAACTATTTTGATGAACATAAGGGATATACAGATATTATGACTGCAATTAGTAAAATCTCAAGTGATATTAGAGAAAACTCTGAATTTATGGTTGTAATGAATGCTGTAAAGGATTTCTTAAACAAAATGTTTCAATAATCCATATAAAAATAAGCCTGACAAGCTTGATAAACAGGCTAATATGGATTTTATGTTTTATAGGCCAGTTTTCTATGGACTGGCTACTAAAAAAGAAATCGAAGTAATGACTTATAAAGAATTACTTCATATTAACGAAATTGTAACAAAATTAGCAAAAGAACAAGCAATCTTTAATGCTAATCAGATTGGAGAACTATTTGGTGATGATGATTCTAAAGGAGGAAAGTAATTTATGGCTACAAAACAATCAACGATAAATTTATCATGGTCACTTGATACTTCCAATCTTGAAAAAGCAAGATCTGCCACTAATTCATTAAAAAGTGCTTTTGAAAGTTTAGAATCTCCTCTTAAAGGAAATAATTCTCAACTAAAAAGTACTTTTGGAATACTATCTAATATTCATGATAGATACAAACGTGTCAATGATATTGGAAAAAATGTTGCTGATACTAATAAAGGTATAACTAGTTCATTTACTGGCATTATTGATAAAAGTAAAGAGTCAATTGGTCAATTTAAGAACATGAATGATAATGCTAAAGTTTTTAGATCATCAATCAATGACTCTAATGATAGCTTTAAAAAATTTAATCATTCTACACATCAATCTGTGGTTAATACGCAGCAGTTGAGACAATCGATTAAAGACTTAGACTCAGTACATCCTAATATTTCACCTAAAATTGATAAGAGTTCCATTGGTAGCGGTTCAAAGATGCACTTATTCGGAGGAGTTGCTGCAGGAACTGTTGTTGGTAATGCCTTAACTAATACTTTTTCAGCATTAACTGGAAAAATTAAAGAGGGTCTTGCAGCTGGTATTCAGTACGATAAAGAACAACAAAAGATGAATGCCACTTGGACAACTTTAACCGGTTCTGCTGGTAAAGCTCAAAATATGGTTTCAACAGTCAATGACTTATCAGTTAAAACTGGTCAAGCAGCTGGGACTGTTGATGAACTGGAACAAAGTTTCTATCATTTACATTCGAGCAAGACTGAATCTGATGAATTAACTAAATCTATGCTAAATATGGCCGATGCAGTTGGTTTAGGAACACCACAAATTCAAGCTGTGTCACAAGACATGGTCAATGGTTTATCTCGTGGTAAAGCTAATGCGGGGATGCTTAATCAGATTTCTCAATACTTTCCAATGTTTCGAGAGCAATTAGCTCAGTATGAAACACAAGTTCATCATGGTAAAAAAGTGACTGTTTCTGATTTAATGGAAATGTCCAAAAAAGGACAGATTTCAGCTAGTGATATTGAGAAAGTTTTCAACAGTTTAGGTTCTGGAAAATATAATAAAGCAGCGGAAAACATGCTTAAAACTATGTTTGGGATGGAACGTACAATTAAAGCTCGTGTCCCAGTATTAATCGGTGCATTTGAAAAACCATTTATGACTGCTAAGAATCCAATTTATGGTGCAATCTCTAAATGGGTTTCAGATAAAAAGACTGAAAAAGAATTTACCAAAATGGGGCAAGCTACAAATCAAGGCATTATTACGATTAGTAACGCATTTGCAAAAGCATATAATGTGAAAAATGTTGCCAATACAATGGATCACGCAACAGATGTTATTGCTAATGGTATTACCAAAATGAGTAACGCTATTGCTCGAAATGCCCCTGCAATTAAAGATTTCTTTAGCTTCACTAAATCTTCTGGAGTACTTACTTTTAAATTACTCGCAGAAACTATTAAAGATGTTTCAAAGATTGCACTTCCATTTTTGCAGTTTGCTGTTAAGCATCAAAAAATAATTGTTCCGTTACTTGCTGGAATGTTTGTTACTAAAAAAGCACTAGGATTTGCTAGTGCATTAAAATCTGTTGCTAAATCCATTGGTTTAGTTACTGCTGCTGAAAAATTAAATAATAGGACTAGTTTGCTAAATGGAATATTAGGTAATGGAACTGTGACTGGGAAATTAGCTAATAAGGTACAAAAAAACAAAGCTTTTTCTACTACTTTTGATTTAAAAAGTTCAGGCGTTGGTTCAAATTTTTCTAAGTCTAGTTTAGAAACTATGAAGTCTAAACCATCTAATGGAATGTTTATAACACCTAGCGAGATTGGTGCAGTTGGTAAATATTCATCCTTAAGAAATTTTGGGAACAAGCTAAGACCTTCTTCTATTGGTAGAGGCATTGCAGCTTCTCATTTGGGTCGTGGAATCTCATTTTTAAGTAGTAAATTAGGTATTACCAGTTTGTTGGGTAAAATTCCTAATCCTAAAAATGGAATAAAGACCATAGGTAACAGCACTAAATCAATTGGCAAAAAAGTTGTTGGTAGCAAATTCGTTCCTCAAATATTAAAAAATGGTGTCATTTCTAAAGTTGGTTCTAAATTATTTGGTGGGGCAAAAGCCATTGGATCTAAGATACCTTATCTTGATGTAGCAATGGCTGGTACTCAACTAATTGGAATGAATAAGAAGAATGCCGGTGGAAAAATTGGTTCTGCTGGTGGAATGCTAGCTGGAACAACTGGCGGTGCTGCGGCAGGAGCTGCAATTGGTTCAGTTGTACCTGGCGTTGGAACTGCAATAGGCGGACTAGTCGGTGGTGCAGCTGGCGGAATTGGTGGAAGCTCAATTGGTAAAAAGATTGGCCAAACTATTCAAAAGTCATTACCCAAAGGTGCTTTCAATCCAATCGTTAAGCAATGGAACAAATTTCAAAGTTGGATAGGAAAATCAGTGCATCAAGTAGTAAAGCCTTTTACATCTTTATTTAGCGGAATGGGTAAACTTTTTAGACCAGTTACAGATGGCTGGAATTCATTTCAAAGAGCTCTAGGCAGTAAAAAAGGGCAGTCCAATATAGGTAGTTTTATTAATAAAATTAAGCCTTTAAAAGGAATGTTTAATGGAATTAAAATAGCTTTCAAGGTTTCAATGAGTGCAATTAAAGCTACTGCTCGTGGTATTGGATCATTTCTTTACACATTATTTAAGGGTGTATTCAAAGTTGTTGGTGGACTTTTTAAAGCAGGTGCATCAATCATTACTGGTGATTGGTCTGGTCTTGGTAAAAGTTTGAAAAGCATTGGATCAGGTATTTGGGACATAATCCGATCGCCATTTGCTGGAATTGGAAGATTTTTTGGAAGCTTATGGGTAGATATAAAGCATCAATTTTCTCAAGGGTTCAAATGGCTTAAGGGTATCGTTGCAGGCGGAATCAATGACCTGTTTGGAATAATCAACGCTGGTAGCAGCCTAATAAACAAGGTATTAAGTTATGTAGGAGGTTCTGGCCATACCATAGGTATGTTAAAACCAGTTCATTTTGCTACTGGAACTAAACGTAAGAAAATTAATCGTCCTACTTACTCAATGCTGAATGATGGAAATGATTCACCAGAAACTGGTAACAAGGAAATGGCTATTTTACCAACTGGACATGCTTTTATGCCTAAGCAACGCAATTGGAGAGGTATATTGCCTGCCGGTACTGAAGTAATGAATGCCAAAGAAACTAAAAATATCATGAATATGAATGGCATTGAACATTTTGCTGGTGGTACTGGATTCTTTGGAAACATGTTAAATGGAGCCAAGAATATGGCAGGTAGTGCAACTCATGCAGTTGCTAGTGGTGTTGGTCATGCTATTCATGGTGCCGAAAATATTGGTGGTAAAGCATTACATGGAGTCGAACATTTAGGCAGTTCTGTATGGAACAAAACAAAGAGTACTGCTGGCTGGGCTTGGAATAAAGCTAAAGATGTTGGAAGTGCAATCGCACACCCTATTAGAACCATCATGAATGCCTTTGGGAAACTTCCTAAATTACCACCTTTCTTAACTGATTTTGGTACTGGTGTTTTAGATAAAGTTAAGACTATGGCGGTTGATTTCTTTAAGCAAAATGGTGGTGGTAGCGCTAATCCTGGTGGAGCTGGCGTACAACGTTGGAAGCCAGATGTTACTAAAGCATTAAGAATGCTTCATCTGTCTACTAGTGGTGGCATGATTAATAAAGTGCTAACTCAAATTAATACCGAATCAGGTGGTAATCCAAATGCAATTGGTGGTACTGATGGTTTAGCTGATGGAAGAGCAATGGGACTTATGCAAGTTAAACCTGGTACTTTTTCAGCTTATTCAAAGCCTGGTTTAGGTGGCTGGAGTAATGGATTTGCTTCAATCTTTTCTGGTTTAAATTATGCTAAGCATCGTTATGGAACTGATTTGTCATTCTTAGGTCAAGGACATGGTTATTCAACTGGTGGAACTCCATTAACTAATCATTCAGTTCTAGTTGGTGAGAATGGACCAGAAATTGCAGAATTCAAATCACCAACACAAATTCACAGTCACAATGCATCAAAAGCAATTGCAGCTAAGATGAATCATGGTAAGAATATTAGTATTAATCCTAAAATTAATATTACAATTGATGGTTCAGCATCTAAAGAAGATGCTAAAGAATCAGCTAATAATGTAAAACAGCAATTATTAAAAATGTTATCTGAAATATTTGGGGAGGCAGAAATTGATCAAGCATTCAATCATTAAAGTTTTGATAAAACAACATAACATATATTGTATATGTTATGTGCTATATGATATATGTTATATGTTTTTAAAGAGTTGCATTAAGCAGCTCTTTTTTGTTAGGAGATGTAAATATTTCTAAATTAAAAACAAGCACTTGGCAAAGGTTAGAAAATAAAGTTAAGCATGATCAAAAAGCATTGAATACTTTAAATAATCACCAAGCAAAGATGGTACAAGAAGAAATTAATAATAGAAATACTATAAATTCTTCAAAACAATCTATAAATTATATCTATCGAGATTTATCTTATTTTTGGCAAAAAGATAAATATAAAGTAAAAAAAGGTAAGCGAACTGTTACCAAAACTAAGAAGGTATGGATTCATAGAAAAATACCCGCTAAACCTACTACAAATCAGTCTAATCAATTAAACAAATTTAATCATGATTTAAGTAAAGCTCAAAAAGCTCAAAATAAATTAAAAAGTAGTGGTGCTTTTAAACAAACAAAGCGTCATAGAAGAAAACTAGAATACAGATTGGCCAAATCAAAAAGAAATCTAGATAAGTTTAAAAAAAGGCGTCATAAAAATGCTGTTAAAACCATTAATAAATCTGTTAAAAGACAATATGCTGACTTTTTAGCACCTAAAGCTTCTTTATACGAAACTAATAGTGAAAATGGTAAGGTAGTTTTTATTTTTGCTACGTCTGAAACAGAAGATAATGAAAACACAATAACTACCTATCCAAGTGATCGTGGGGAAAGTAGTGCCGATGATTCCATAAATGGTGATAAAACAGTTTCGATTGAAGGTAGATTAAAAGGCCATACCAAAGGAAATAAGATGTCTGCTACTCAACAGTACAATCAAATATTAGATTGGCGTTATCACGGTGTGGAGCTTACTTATCGTTCCAATGGTTCTAAAGGCACTCATAACATGGCTAAAATCTATAATAAGCATTTTAGAATTCAATCATTAAACAAGACTCAATCACAACCACTTGAAGATGAAATAGCTTTTACTTTATCTTTAAAATTTGTTTATGCAGCAGAAGTTACAACCACTAAACAAAAGGTGAAAAACAAAGGTAAAAAAGTTCCTGCCGGAATGTGTGTTGCACCTAAAACCATTAAAGGTAAAAGAGGTATGACCATGTATGACTATGCAAAAAAATATCATACTTCAGTGAAAAACCTGATTAAAATGAATTCTAGTCGTCATTACAATTCTCACACCAATTTATCTGGAAAGAAATTACAAGTAACTAAGGGTAAGTTTAAATCTAAACAAAGTAAAAATTATTCCAGACCTCACCATGCTAAGGTAAATATTAAGAAAACAAGGAAGTGATTCAATGTCTGTTCGTAACTATATACCAATTGATGTCGATGATTTACCAGAACAATTTGATTATGAGATTGATGATGTTGATTATATTTTTGAAATTAAGTATAACGAGCAAGGCGACTTCTTTACTGCTGGTATTGCTTTAGATGATGGTACTTGGCTTGTACGTGATTGGAAAATCATATTAAATCAACCATTATTCTTCAATATAATGGACTCTAGATTACCAACAACTGATTTAACCCCAATGGACGAATCAGGACAAGAAAAGAAAATCAGTATTACTAATTTTGGTGATACTGTTTTTCTGTATGAAGATACAGTTGATGCAGATAGTGATCCATCGGAACAAATTCCAATTGATTCTGATGAGATTGGAGATGATTGATTATGACTAAATTTCTATGGGGAAGAATGGTTATGATCCGACTATTTTTAAAAAATGGTAAGAAAATAGAATTTTTAGCTGTTCATACTCAAAAATCATTTTCAATTAATTTTACTGTTCCATTTGGCGATTCATCTACTGCTCATACTAGTACTGTAACCATTATGAATGTGTCCAAGGCACATAGAGATATGTTTAAAAAAGGATTAAAAGTTCAAGTATTTGCTGGATATAAACAAGATAATGGATTGAAACTAATTGCAGAAGGTGCCATTGATAAAATTAATCCATTGTCTGCTAGTGGTGCTGATACACAATTCTCATTTACATTTGTGGAAGGTCAACAATTATTACAAGCACAATCTACTGTGGAAAAAGAAAACGCTAAATTAAAAAGTAATGCTAAAAAACGAGAAAAAGTTTTAGGCAAAACTGATGCTAAAAAGTTCAAAGTTAAGTTGCACACTGCAATGTCATTTGCACCTGGAGCCAATTCTAATGTGATTATTAGACGAGTTGCTGCAGATGCCAATATAAAAATTAGTAAATTGAAGTTACCTAAAGTTAAAACTTTTAAAAAAGGTTATGTGGCTAAAGGGAAACCATACAAAATTATTCATGACTTAGCCAAGACATCTGGTGCACAAGTTTATGACAGACGTGGCCAATTAGTGATTGAAGATGAGACTAGTTTATCCGGTAAAAATGAACATATCTTAATTTCTATGGCCACTAAAGGTAAACCAGGTGGAACTGGTTTAATGGAACACGTTTCTTTTGATGATTCTACTGATTCTCATGCAACAATTTCGGTTAAAACTTACTTAAGAAATCAAATTAGTACTGGATCATTAGTAACTATAAAAGATCCACCATATTTTACTGGTACTAGAAGGGTACAAAGTGGTGAATTTAATTGTGGTGATGGTGATTTTTCAACAACAATCGAGGTGTATCAGAATGCTAAGTCAAAATAAGGTAGCCCAACAATTAAAAACACTATTAAATCAACAAACAAAAAATATAAATTTTGGGATTAATGTAGGGGAATTTGCGGAGGTCAATTCGTTTGATAATAGTAAAAAATTAGCGGATGTTACACCTCTGATTGACGATAAAGGCGGTATTGATGAATCTGTAAAAATTAATCAATGTCCTGTTTTAAATAATGCTTTAATGAAATTAAACAATAAAAACTGTTATGTATATGATCCTTTAAAAAAAGGTGAAGTAGTTTTTATCGTTTTTTCTAATCGCAATTTAGATGATTTCCACGGTGGAAAATATACTAAGGATTCTGAAAGAATGCACTCAATTAATGACGCCGTAATAATTGGGAGGTTCAATTAATGAAGGATATTGCTATTAAAAATGGGCAACCAGTTTTTGAAGATGGTGATTATAAATATGTATATGATGCCGACGTTGTAGCTCAACAAGTGTATATAACTCTACAAACAAAGTTAAATGAATTTGAACCTGATAAAAAATTAGGATTAAATCAAGAAAACTTATTAGGGAAAAATGTTGTTCTTGATTTTGTGGAACAAGACATTAGAGACGCTATTCTGGAACAAGTTGACCAAGTTCAATCAATAGATTCCATTGAATTTGATAAAAATAACGATATTAGAAATTTATATGTAAATATAACATTTACTACTAAAGATTTTGGTGAGATTAATAGAAATTACAGCATAGCTAATGATGGATAAGGAGGTGCGTATAAATGGCAATGCTAGACGAAAATGGTATTCATATTCCAACTTATGAAGAGCTAGTTGAACAATACACAGCAGAGGCTAAAAAAGTGCATGGAGATGATGTAAATACTGATGCTAATTCAGTAATTGGCCATAAGATTAGAACAGATGCATGGATGTTTGCCAATATTTATCAATTGATTGAAGCAAATTATTTTAATCAATATGTTGATTCATCTGATAGTGTCAACTTAGATATGTTGGGACAAGGAAATTACAGTGTTTCAAGACTACCGGCAACTTCTTCAACTGTTGATGTTGAATTTACTGGTACACCTAATGCAGTAGTTCCAGCTGAATCAGTAATTGCAACAGAAGATGATGTTGAATTTGAAGTAGTTGATGATGTAACCATTGATTCAACAGGAACTGGGAAGGGCATGGCTCAATCATCTGAAAAAAGTTCTAATACAAATGTTTCTGCTAATACAATTACGGTTTTAGTTGATCAGCCTAATGGAATTGATAGTGTAAATAATCCTACCAATGCAGCAGGCGGTTCTGATCAGGAATCTGACCAAGATTATAGAGATAGAATTCATTTATCAAATGAATCACCTGGTGGTGGAACTAAAAATGGAATTACGTCTGCACTATTAAAAGTTCCTGGAGTTCAATTAGTTGATTCTGATTGGAACAAAGATTTAGACAATACTAATGAAAATGGGACTGCTCCTGGATCAGTTCAATTCTTTGTGCAAGGTGGTCGTAAGGAAGATATAGGACAAGCGCTTTTCAATGCTTATGGATTTGGAGTACACACTTCTGGAAACGTTGAATATGTGGCTACTGATGAAGGTGGCCATAAACAATCTATTTATTTTAGCGAATCAAAGCCAATAAACATTTATGCAAAGATTACTTTAAAAGTGAATGCTAATTTTGATGATACTAATTCAGTTGATGATTTAAAAAAATCAATTGCTGATTATGTAGCAAATGTACCGATGGGTAATCATATTAAGTACAAGCAATTTATAAAGCTAGCATTAAACATTGATAGTGTTGATGATGCAGATATTTTAATTGGTAGTGATTCAAATAATTTACAAGCAAAAGATGTTCAAATGGAATCTTTTAATAGTGGTGTTGTTACCAATCCACAAACTGATTTAGTGGTGGTGGTTCAAAATGAATAATCAATTGTATGATATAAACTCAATTTTAAATATTCTATCAGATGCTTTTAAGACTGATGATTCTACCAATTGGCAATTATTTTTTGACATTGAGGGAAAAGAATTAATAAACATTCAAAATCTAATTAATAAAATTGATTTATGGCGTTCAGTAGACAATGCTAAAGGCTTGCCTCTAGATTATTTAGGAAATGATTTGGGAGTTGCTCGTAATGGAGCAGACGATGATTTTTACAGATTTAAGATTAAGTCAAAAAGATATCAAAAAAATTCTGATGGAACTTCAAAATCACTATATAAGCTTGTTTCTAGCACATTAGGAATTAGTCCTAACCAGTTCTTTATACATGGTAATGACAAGCCTAATCAAGTAGTAATTGATAAAATTCCAGCTAATCAGCTAGATACTAATCAAAAAACAGCATGGTTATTGGATCAGCTACAAAGTGCTGTCTTATATGGAATAAAAATTGCTGAAATTAGTTTTTCACTTAAGATAGATGCCAATATCCATACAGGTGGAATTGTTAGCTTAGACAAATATTTTAGTATATAAGGAGGTTAATATGAAATATGATAATAAATTAGTCACAAAAGATGGAATTACACTTATGACTGATTCAATTACTAATAAAGAAAATCCGATTATTGATAAAATGCTAGTTTTAAATACTGACGTTCCAGAAGGTAAAACACCTGATTCATTGAACTTAAATGACTTTAGTAACGCTTTATCTTTTGATGTTAATAATGTTAGTCAAACAGCTAATTCTTTTACTGCCAGTGCTGTTATTAGCAATAGCGGAATTAATATAAATTACACTGCACAATTAATTGGATTAAGTGGTTATTTAAATGAATCAAGCAATAATAGAAAATTATTTGCGGTTGCTCAAGCCACTGAACCTTTTGTAATTGAAAAGCAAGCAGATACACCAATTACATTAGTTCCATCAATCACTATTGGATTTAGCAACTCTGAAAATGTTCAATTGACAGTTAAAAATGATGTGTATGTAACTCATGATGAACTGGAAACTTTAAAAGCAGACATTGCACAAAATATTAGTGGACCAGATTCCGTAGTCAGCAAAAATATCGCACAAGCCAAAACTGATTCCATTAGTCATTCAGATAGTAATCGAGATAATCTACAAACACAGATTAATGGTAGAATTCAAGATTCTAACAATTACGCCAGCAATTTAGTTGATAAGTCACATGATCAATTATCTAGTGATATTAGTTCAGCAAAGACTGATGCCATAAATCAAAGCTATCATAAAGTAGGCAATTTGAGTGGCGATTTACTAAATATTGGCAGTCAACCTGATGGTTACTATAACTGCTCAAACGTCTACAACATTCCGGGTAATTTTAGTTCATATGGTATTGCTCATAAGTATACAGTGGCTAATGATGTTTACTTAAGTTATGTAGATAATATTAAAAATTCTGCCCATAATCATCTGTTTAAAGATGTGGTTAAGTGGAGTGGCTGGCAAGTAGAAGCTGGAATAAAGTTTTTTAGTAACTTAAATGACGTTACTAAAACTTCTGCCCCAGAAGGAACCATTGCCATAGTTACTAATGATGGGCTACAATAATAGTAAGTATATAATTTTAAAGGGGAGAATAATATTATATGGTAGAAAAAGCTAAGATTGCGAATGCTAAAGCTGCTTATTACAAAGGAAAAGATGAATTATTAAAAATATATGATGCAAAAAATGATTGGGAACCTCTTTCTTTCACAAATGGAAAGGGAACTGTTCTATATAATGAGTATCAAAATAGAATGATAGGTGTAGTAAATACAGATGGTAAAAACAATAGAGGAGCTGTCTATATTATGCCCAAGAAAGACCATTTGTTTTTTCTAGAAACACATAAATCCGAAAAATCTACTCAATTAGCAAGTGGTTTTCGTGCAAAGTCACAGAAAAATGGAGATTTAAAAGTTTATGGGCATAGAAAAAATGTTAAATTTGGTACTGCTATACCTATAGATATAAAATGTAAATTAAAGAAAATAAATTAACTTATCCAAGCACTTACAAAAAAGTAAGTGCTTTTTATTTAACATTCTAAAAAGAGGAAATTATATGGAAAAAGGGATAATTGCTAACGCTGACTATGCTTTAGTTATGCACAATGGCCAATGGCTTAAAATTTATGATATTAATAATCAAAAACCTAATGTTTTATGGAATACTCCTACATTATTTGCTGGATATTATAATCGCTTTAATCATAGGGATATAGCAACCAATGATAGTGGAACCATTAAGCTAAATAAACCATTTTCAAAATTAAAAAATGGAATAGAATTTATTTTTAAACCAAAAGACCATTTTGATACATGTGCCTACTTCTATGATGGTAACAATAATAAAATTGATAACTCTTTAAATATCATGCCAGACTACGATGATATTTTTAGAATATCTAAAGATGATTTGATTAAAAACAATCCTACTAGTTTAGGAATTGGACCCTTTAGAAATAACATGGGAATGATACAAAAACCAAGTTATTCTGTTTATATAGGCACTAATGGTGTAGATACACTATACATTCATGATATGAACGGACAACCTACTAGCTTTATTGGAAACTATTTTTATGATTATTATTTAATCTTTGATGAAATTGATGAATATTAAAAAGGAGGATTTCAAATGCAAAAATATGTAACTTTAGATAAAAATAATTATGTTCAAAACGTATCAGATACGCAACAAGAAGGCTACCAACTAGTTATAGTAAGTGGATATCAAGCGCAGCTACTAGGATATATCACCAATAAAATATTCTGGGACGAAACCAAACAAGCACTTCAATTCCCACCAGATTATCCAGCTACTGACGAACAAAAAATTGAAATGAAATATAAAGGTGCTGTAGATGATATGTCTGCTCAACTAGGTACACTTCAAACCAATATTAAACACTTGCAGGACGAAAATACTAACTTGAATAAATCTAATCAACAATTATCCCTGCAAAATAAGATGCAAGGTAACGCCATCAATGCTTTAGTTGAAAAGGTAAATTCACTAGGTGGAAATGGCCAACAAACTGCTGATGATGCTAACAAACAAAATGTAGGAGGCAATACACATGAATAATGAACTAACTGATATGGGCAAGTATCTACAATATGAGTATCAACAAGGAGTTTTGGATAAGCCCACCATTCAAAATTATGTACCATTTATGATTCCACAATCTGATTTCAATATTATTTTTAATCAACCAACGCCTCAACAATAGTTAGGCGTTTTTATTTTGCAAAAATTTAGAAAGGAATGGTTAAAATTGAATTTTTTTATTCATAATTGGAGCGACATTGCCAGCTTAGTAACTGTTATGGGTGGTGTTGCTTGGGTGGTATCTAAACTTAGTGGAGTTTTTAAGAACTTTACTGAAAGTGTAGATGGATTAAAACAAGCCCTAAATAAACATTATGCAGATTCAAAAAGTGAGTTTTTTAAACGAGATTTAAAAATTGAAAATCATGAAACTAGAATTCATGATCTAGAAGATTGGAAAAACAAAAAGGAGAATAGATAATTATGGATCAATTATTAAACTGGTTAGTAGGATTAATTACAAGCGGAACCGCAGCAACAATTTTAGTTAAGGCCTTACCAATTATTAAAGGGAAACATAGAATGCAAAATTTACAATTTGCAGAAAAATTAGCATATGCTATTGTAGTGCCATTAGCTCAACGTGCTGATTTAACTAATAATCAAAAGCTACAATCGGCCATTAGATTATTGACTAAGAAGTTATCAAATATTGGTATTAGTTTACCAGAATCAACTATCAATGGAGTTATCGAAAAAGTCTACCAAAACTATAAAAATAGCGGTGGTGACGTTCACAAATTCATTAATGACACTTTAGATGATGCTGATAAACAAATTGTCACTATTCATAAAGACTAGGAGGTGAAATTATGGAATATTTTGCAGATGTATCTAATTATCAATGGACTTCTGATTATGACCATTATGTCAACTTCTTGAAATCTGCCAAATCAAAATACAAGATTAAATCAACTTGTATTTTACTTAGTGATGGCGATTCATGGACCAATCCTGTAATGAAGTCCCAAGTATCATCAAGTTATAAATTATTCGGATCGTTCTCTTGCTATCACTTTTTCCGTGGCAGTGTAGAAGCTGAAGTAAATAACTTCTTAAATGCTTTAAAACAAGTAGGAGCGGATAAATCAACTGTTCTCATGATTGATGCTGAAGTTAGATTAGCAAATTTAACTAATAAACTGAATGAATTCATTAAAGCCTTAAATGAATATGGATATAAAAACATTTATGTATATTCAATGGGCTCCATGCTTGATTATGCTAATAATGGTATTCAAACTGGTAAATTAAAGAATGCTAAAGTTTGGATCGCATCATATGGCTCGATTAAACCGGGTGGTGCTGATGCATGGCAATTCACTTCTACCGCTAATGCTAATGGAATTAGTTTTGATTTAAACCAGGACTATGTTGGCGAACTAGCCAACGGAGTTAAAGAAGAAAAGCCTGCCAAAAAGAAACCAACATACTGGCAACAAGGTGAACTATTTGAAGCCGATTCCATGTTGAACGTTTATCATGACCTAGACTTCAAAACTAAACGTGAGCCACGATTTGCACCAAAATCACGATTCTACGCTAAAGTAGTTAAGCATGGAAAAATCACACGACTACAAACTCATCTGGGCTATGTGAGTGCCAATACTGACTTCTCAGAAAAAATTAAATAATAATATAAAAAAATACCTACTAACTAAATTAATAGCTAGTAGGTATTTTTTTGTTTTCATTCGAATGCTATGACCTATCAGAATCATAACATAGAGAAGATATGAATATCTCCTTACTTCACAATTAATATTATAGTTAATACTTATATATAAAGTCAACTATAATAATTTGTATTTTAATATATTCAAACTCTGATATAATTACATAGGCTATTTGTTTCTGATCAGTAGTCTATCAGCTACTAATTGGATTTATGCAAATACCAATTTATATCAGAGAGGAGGTGTGAATATGCCCTCCTTACTTCACATTATTGAGGCAGTATTAATTTCATTAACTGCAGCAATAATTAAGGATTTAATCTATCTTGCTATTAAGAAACTTAAGAAGTAATTTAGATTAGTGTAAAGGCCTACTGGATATTATTAGTCGGTAGGCCTTTTTCTATCTAATTGTATTTAATGTATGAATCGGCATATTCTTTGGCATCATATTTATTATTAAATTCTTTAAGAACATAAACATTTCTATCTCCGTTAATAAAGTTTCCTTGTTTGATCATATAACAATTTTTGCTTTTATTCATAAAGATTCTATTATTATTTTGACAAATATATACAGTTTCATAGTTCCCACTATTTTTATATAAGATATAAAAGTTTTCTTTGAAGTTTTCCTCTGATATTGAAAAAACTTTATCATTATCTTTTTGATCTATAGCCAAGATACCCATACTTATAAAAATATTAATAGACAAAATTATACCAAAAGGAAATGTAATAAATGACCTATTTCCAAATATAATAATTATAATTAACGTTGTAAGCCAAAGCTTTCTATATAACAACGTAAAAATTAATACTACATTTTTTATTATGGTATACGCATCACCCATATTTTTTTCTCTTGCAATAAAGATCGTTAAAACAGTATATCCACAAAACATAGCCATAAAAATAACTAAGGGCAATATTTCATTAACATATGTAGATAATTTAAGTAAATCACTTACTTTTACGTTCTGAATTATGTATACTAATGAAAAAATTACATAAAAAAAGATTGAAAACAAAATAGCTAAGTAATTTTTATAATCGGGAAATTTATTTGACAAAAGGTAATAAATAAATATAAATATTAATGGATATGACAATATATATATAAGAAGATTATTAAATGAAGTAAATATAGTTGATAGCAATTGTATAATTTCATTAAACCATCCATCGCAGTATAAACTAAAATCTGGTATGTTATTTATATCAGCTAACATTGGTATAGAAATAAGAAATAATATAACATAAAAAATATTGTTCCTTTTCTTCATAAAAGATAATGTTGGTGTGATAAAAAATTTATCAGCTAAATTATCTAGAAAATTCATAATATTATACTCCTCCAATTTTATTCCTGACGTTTTAAAACATTTAAATAATAACTAGCTATACCTTATAGCAGGGGTTATTATTAAAAATACATCAGCTTTTTTATCATAATATTCAGCATTATAAGCATGTGCACCAATAATATTATTCATCATTTTACTTATAGAATATATTATTGTATTAATACCGCCAACTAGCTTTTTCACTTCTTTTTGTGACATGAATTAAAGACCGTTCATATTGAATAAATAGTTTTATTAATTAAAAGTATTATTAATTTATAAAACATTACAGCACAATTCATAGCAAACATTGCAGTAACAATTAATAAAACAAATGATAAACCTAATTGAGTACCTATATATTTAGATAATATTTTAAGATGAAATATGTTTGAAACAAGTAATTGGTAAATAGGCATTAAAATAAACATTACAGTTGTCAAACAGTTAAATCTAAAGAATATATAGTTTAAATTCTTTTTTATTATTTCGTTTGCCTCTAGTTTATTTGATTTAACAATATTATCAGACATTTTAATTATAGAATTATAATAATTTGAACCAGAAACAATAGCAAAAAACGTAAACAATATTAAATAAAACAATTCAGAAGTTATATCTTTAGAGTAAAAATTATATAATATAAACATTACTCCTAAAATAATAACTGATAAAATACTGTATAAATTATCAGCTTTTTTAAAAGATTTATTTAAAATTGTTTCGGTATTAGGCTGTTTTAAAATACCTATTTCATAAATTACTTGTTTTTGTTTCTTTTCAAAACTTTTTATGTTCCATTTCAACATTTAAGCTATTTTCCCCCTAAACATAGCTAACTTAGCCTCTAATTCAGCTTTCCTAGCCTCGTGTTCTTCAAGTGTCATATTATCTTTTTCAGTAATACTAGTTTTATAATTCTCAATAATTTCATTTTATAATTTTTATTATATATTTATTTACAAATATTAATATATATTTAGGCAACAATTTATTAGATTCTAAGATAATTATTTCTAATAATATAATCATAGCTAATATAGGAATAATCTTAAAATAGCTAATTAAATCATCAATATTATGAAATTCAATACCATGATTAGTGTTGAAATAATTCAGGATAAGATTATATAAATTTAATATAAAAAAATCACTTAACAAAAATATAAACATAAGTAAATTAAATCTAAACTCTATATAAGAAACATTTTTATCTATAGTAGAACAAAAATTTATACTTTTAGAAATATATAATTTTAAATAAGATATAAAATTCTTAAAAGAAAAATACAAAAATAAGAAAGATATAAACAATATATTTACTAAATTACCACCATCTTTGTAATAAAATATAAAAGACAAAGTTAGAACTGCAATTGAAAAGATAACTGTTATATTTATACCATTATTCTTATCAAATATATCCTTTACATCTATTAAATCATCTTTAGAAATATCTTTTTGCTTTTTGATATTTTCGTTAAATAACTTCAT